CGTCATTGACTACGGCCAGAGTGCCGAGGCCAGAAATGTCGGTATTGTCGAGCGTCACCACGCCGGTCTTTCCTGCGACCGAGGTGACGGGGGCAGAGGTCAGGTAGCCCTGCGCCTTGACGAAGGCCGTCGTGGCGATGCGGGTACTGTTGTCCGAGGTGGCAGGCGTGGGAGCGCTTGGGTTGCCGGTCAGCGCTGCGTTGTCGAACAAGATTTCAGCTCCAGGGTAAGCCACCGTCTGCTTGGATATTCCACCATGCCAAAACGTGATGCCGTCCCCTTGGATCGTCATAGTCTTTGCACTTGAGCCTGAGCCACCAGACAGTTGGATTCCGCTCCAAGTTACGTTTGTATACCAATTAGCACCCAACGAGAAATTGTTTAAATAGAGGCCACCAATTGCATCGGTATTAAAAATGGCGCCCGTCATGTAGCCTCCAGCCAGAGGGAGGTAGGACGATAGGTCTACTGATAGGACGCCAGAGGCAACGGCCAGCGGGGCAGAGACGCTGTTGATGTAATCAGCGGGAAGGGTCAGCCAGCCAGTGTCGTAGGAGGTCGAGGAAAGTTTCTGAAGCACCTGCCCGGTACTACCGCCAGCCGCCACGCCTTGACCAGCTGCACCAGCGGGGCCAGCCGGGCCGGGGACGCCGACGCTACCTGAGAGCGTACCAGTAATCGTGCCAGTGACCGTGCCGGTGATGGTGGACTGGTCAGCCGCAAACGTGCCAGAGATGGTCCCGAAGGTCGAGGCCGTCGAAGTGATGATCGCGTCGGGCATGGTCTTAGACCGTGACGGAGTCGATGACGTTGACGCGGAAGATTTCGGTGCGGCTCACCGTCGAGCCAGGGAAGACGAACTTGATGTCCCAGCGGGCTAGGCCCAGCGCCCAAGAGGCAGTCGAGCCAGTGTAGGCCACCGTGAAGGACAGGCCGTCGCCGGCAACCGTGACCGTCATACCGTACTCATTGAAGTCGCGGTCCTCGAGGGTCGAGGTGATGGTCGTGGCAAGGAGGTTGGCAGGACCAGTCGCCCCGGGCGTCCACGTGAAAGTGCAGGCGAAAGTGTTGCCCTGCGACAGGCTTACTTGATTGGTGCAGCTCATCGGGTCTTAAACTTGCCCCGATTGGAAGGGGGGTGGGGGGTGCGTCAGGCGGGGGGTATGATTTGATCAATACGGAAGTCATTCACGAAAGTGAAGGACCCGGCCAGCGTAGGCACCTCAACCTCAATCGGCACATAACTGCTCTCGACGGTCACCGAAAAGGACTGGGTGCCAGAGGGAGAAGCCGAAGAGCCGGTCTTAGCAATCATGCCGGCGAAGTTATAGTTGTAACTCGGGTCGATGCTTCCGGCAAGATTCCTGCCCAGCGCAGTAGTCTCCACCGTCATGGACTGGAATGAAATCGTGCCGTTGATTACGGTGCCCTTGTTCCAGCAGCAGACTTCGGCGTCGAGAAACAGTTTAACAGTAGTCGTCTGCTTATAGTCAAATGTCAGTTGGGTAAAGTCGTAGTATTCGTAGAGAAGTGTCTGCTCGTTAAAGACCTCGCTCTGGTAGTTATCGACGGTCAGGTCGACCGACCACGCTCCTACTTGTTGACCGTAAATCCCTCCGGGGATTATTCCTTCAGGAAGAATATAATACTCGGTGTCGAACTCTGGGCAAACCTGGCCGACTCCGAACTGATCATTGCCTACATCATATTGCGTGTCCAGATACCAGCGCGGTAAGTAAGAAATGCCCGGGCCGTTACCGCTGTTTCCTGTTGAGTCAATTGTGCCAACAGTTCCGTTGGGATTAGGCGCAGGGTCAGCCGGCCCTGGGGCAGGGGTTGGGTCGTAGGAGCCGACTATATTTGTCGGATAGGTAGCGTCTATTTCAAGGTTGTTGTTGTATTTCTCTAGGTAGAGTTTGTTGCCAAATACACCGACAGAAATTTCATATCTAGTCGGCCAATCAATTCCAGCGCTAACCAGGCCTAGGTGTACCTTAGCCACGCAATCCCCTGGGTAGTCTTTATACCACTGTTGGGAGCCCCAGAAACTTGGCTGGGTAGGGGGTCTAGGCCAAGTCTCTGGCTGAGATGGATCATAAGGGACTTCTACATAACTTTCTAAGACCGTTCCGGTAGGCCTTGGAGTTGTCGGAGTGGTGTTCGTCTCACTTAGCTGGATGTAGACCGCAGCGGCTCGTGGAGTGAGTGCCATATCAGACAGCGCTCCACCAGTAACTCACAGTAGAACCGCCGCACTTGAAGCGCTCGCTCCAAAGCGACCCGCAACCCTTGTAGTTGTAGGCGTTAAGCGTCCTGACCCCTGAGACTATCTTGCCTTCGACGATGCCAATCAAGAAATACGACTTAGTATCCGAGTCGACCTGCTCGGTGGTCTCGATGGAGATATAGGGAGGCTTAGTCGAGTCCGGGTATTTAAAGTCAGGCGAGCCGGAGTTCTCCGTGACGATGTAGACGTAGTTGGTGACGAGGGTGGTCGTCAGCGCCGCGACGAAAACTTGGATGTTCGGGGGCGGGGTGACGCTTAACAGGGAGCCGCCGTTGCTGGCCTTGACCCCGAAGTTGTTAATCGCTCCAGGGCTGACGTTGATGTAAATCTTGGCCGCGGTGGCGTCGTAGCGGAGGCCGTAGATTTGCAGGGGGCAAATTGACTCGTCGTTATCGGGCCACGGATCACCAATGTCCAGGGTGACGCCCTGAGACGATGAGATGTAACGATAGCCGACGCCGGGTTGCATGATTAGGCGTTAGGATAAACGGCTTCGACATAGCCGTCACGGTTGTAGCGGATCTCATAGTTTACCTTGTAGAGCAGGCCGAAGTCCTCGACGTTGACCTGGGCAAGTAGCAACTGGTTGCGGGAGCCGCTGCTCGTGACGAAGGCCGTGCCCATGTAGGTCGGAAGAAGGCCGATGGAGTTAAAAGAACCGTTGCCGCTGGTTTTGCCGACACGGTCAACTAAAGACTTTGGTGTTACTTCGGTGTTAGTGTAGAAAATGCCAGAGAATGAAGTCTGAGGGGCAAGGTAGTTGGTTTTGCCGTAATACAAAGGTGCAGCTGGGTCTTTGAAGCCCGTGAACTTGCCACCGTTGGCGCTTGCGAAGTGGGCACCGTTCAGGCCTTTGAACTCTGTTGTAGAAATGGTAGACGCCGTGAAAGGAGTGGGTCCAGCGATGCCAGTGGTGGCCGTAAAGAAGTTGCTGTGCGTGCTGATGTGCTCGGAGGTCAGTCCCTGGGACACGCCGACTTGAGGGTTGGTGCGGGTGCCGCTATTGATGGCAGGGTCGATGCCGACGTAGTCCACGGTGATTAGGGCAAGTCCAAGCGAGTCGTAAGCAATCGTGTACTTGTGCGCGTCGCAGAAGGAGGCGCCTGCGAGAGGGCAGGTGGAACCGCGGTTGACCACTGAACCGAGGGACGCGGACTGGTCGGACTTCCAGACCACCGTGGCAGTGATCAGGCCGTAGCCGTCATCGGAGAACTTGCCTCCTGGCTGTTGAAGCGGGACGGTAAGGACGTCGCCTTGAGAGATGCGTGCCATGGTTATTTAAACTTGGGATAAGCGGGTACGGAGTAATCTGGTTTGCCTACGAATTTGGTAAAGTCGATGTTTACAGATTCAGGTCCAGCAATCTTCTCGAGTAAAGCGGTCTGTTTTCTGGCTTCTTCGAGCTGGGCGTTCATGGCCTCCATGACCGGGTTGTTGCCGACCCCGATGACGTTTGAGAAACCCTCCGGGCCTTTAAAGTTAATGGCGTTTGATTTGGCCACTTCATCAGCTGCTTTGGCGGCGGCGGCGGCGACGGACGGATCGTTTGGGTTATCATTTAACAGTTCAGCCCGCTTGTTAGAAAGTGCGGCCCTTCGGGACAGCACGTCTTGCATCTCAGGGTCTGTGGCAATTTTGCTAACGCCAGTAAACATTGCGGTGTGCTTTAGGCGGCGTCGTGCCATCTCTAGCGGTCCTTTTCCGGCGCCTTCGTCTAGGTACTGTTTCAGCGCAAGGTTGCCCTCGCTGTCGCCAAAGACTCCCTGCTCATCTCCGGCATCAAGGAACGCCTGCGCGGCCTCCTCGCGTTGGCTTTTTGACAACTTCTTTTCTTTTGAAGTGCCTGTGATTCTGTTGGCGGCTCGGGCCATTTCGGTCGCACCCTTGTCAGCGAAGACCGAAGTACCCTTTGCGGCAAAGTCTAAGACGTCCTTGGTGTCTTGTTTGGCTTTAGAAATGGCATTAGATATCGCTGAGATGGCCGAGTTAAGCAGGACCAGAGGGGCGACGAAGGCGAAGGCAATGTCCTTGAACGCCATGCTAAACTTCTTGCCAATGTCTTCTACCTGCTTGCCGAAGCCGACGGTGGCGGCCGTGGCCTTGTCCATCGCCTGCGGGACATCCGAGGTGGTCTTGATATTGACTGTGAGGTCTTGGGCCATGTCAGGTAGTGCTTTCCTTTGCAGGATTGGAAGCAGCCTCCTTGGCTTCCTCCTCGGCCATGAAGGCTTCCTCCTCGGGCGACATGATCGCCACGTCCGCACCCTTGGAGATAGCCAGGGCGGAGTTAAGCCAGATGGCTTGGCACTCCGGCATCTCCCACGCTTGCTTGTAGTCGATACCTGACGCAGTTAAATTGGCCACAATGGACAGCGGCCACGGTACGCCCTTGCTTCCTGCGCTGCTCTTCTTCGTTTGCTCCCAGAACTTTGGCCAGTCGTTGACTAGGATGTAGCCGGCGAAGGCTTCGAGCATGGCCTCGAACTTGTCAGGGTTGCGAGACAGGGATAGCATCCGCAGCTGATCGCGCCAGCCCATGTCGCCTAGGGGTTCTTCAGCGCACACCTGACAAGCAAAGATAAGGTCGGCAGGGGTCAGGTCTCGGGAGCCTGTCACCAGCGGGGAGTCGAAGGCCATGAGACGCACCCTGTACTTCAGGCACCATGGGTAAAGGGAACGACCCAGCAGCCGAAAGGGAGCGGGGTCGATAAAGGCCGCGAGGAAGCGCTTGTCCATGCCGCCTAGTGTAGCCCACTTGGGGCTAAGTCAATTAGGCAGGCGTGATGCCTTCGTAGTCGATAGCCGTCACAGTGACCGCAGTGAAGCCCTTGTTGGAGCCCTTCTCGTCAATCTTGGTGACCGTGCCGACAAAGGAAACAGAGGCCGAACCAGCCGGGTAAGCGGTGGCGGCATTGAGCGTAAAGCTAAGAGCCACGCCGAGGACCGGCATCGTGGAGGTCTTGCACACGCCATCGATGGTGATGGAACTCATGCGGTCGTCGAGCCGGTGGGTCTTGGTCAGGCCAGCTTCGTCGACCACCGTGGCCTCGGCGTTGAACGAGGATGCGAGCGAGTAGCTCTGGACGAAGAGGTTGGTGACGGTACCTGCGACACCGTAGAGACAAGTGACTCCGTTAGAGATAGCGGCCATTTGAATATGCTTGGTTTGGTAACCTTACGCGGGGAAGACGGCCAGTAGGTCGAACGTGAACGAGGTCGCCCAGGAGCGCTCGTCGATACCCTCGTCTTCGGACTGCATGGTAACGTCGTAGCAGGACGCGTCGCCAGTGGCCGTGAAGGCCGCCTTGATGGAGGTCAGGTCGCGCATATTGCCGGACAGGGCGGCGCAGCGGAGGCGGTGATCGGCGAGGGTAGTGTCATCAGCGTTCGAGAACAGGGTGATGCGGACCGAGCAGGAGAAGTTGCCTTCGCCTTCGGGCAGGTCGGACGGTGCCTGGGCAGACTCGCAGACGACCACGGCCTTGGGCAGGGTCTGGGTGGCCGCGTTGTCGCCCGTGAGGAACGTGACGGTGGTCAACCCGGTCTGGGTCGAGAGGTAAGTCGCGACGGTGGCCTCGACGATGTGACGGATGGATTTAGTGCCCATGGTTATGATTTGTTGTTAAACTTGTTGATGTCGAGCTGGAGCAAGTGGCGGATGCGTCCGGGCATTGCCTTGACGCGGTAGCCGTAGACGAGGCCGAGGACACCAGCCTGATCGGCGATGCCGTTGATGTTGCCTTTGCTGTTGGTGATTGTGACTTCGGCAACCTTGTCGGTAAAGGTGGAAGTGTTTCGACCAGGGACTGAGGTGTGCTTGGCAACCCACGCGGTCTTGAGCAGTTCGACCCCGAAGTCTTTGGGGACTCCGTTAATCATGGGCTTGGCAAGTGAGCGAAGCGCCATGGCCCAACCTGACTTTACAGCGCCGACGGTCTGCTGGCGCTGCGTGACGTAGGTCTCGATGTCTGCCTTGTTCTCGGCGACATACTTGAACATCCAATTGATTTCGCTGACGTTGCGGCCTTGCTTCCAGAGACGACCGCCGGTGCGGTTGTAGACTGGTTTAAACGCCGCGTTGATTTCGCCCGGGCTTTGCAGGTAAGCCTGATTGGCGGACTCGTTGGCGACCTTAGTGCCAATCCTGTTGAAGTAGTTACGCAGTTTCTTGAAGCCCCAGACGGTACCAAAGCCGTTGTAACGGTCGGAGAGTACCTTAGCCAGGAAAGGATTACCGTTTAGGATGCTCGAGCCCTTGGCCGCTACCTTCCAGAAAAGGGCAGGGTTGTCGCTAAGGGACAGGGAGCCGAGGCGCTTAATGAGCCGGGCCTGTTGGGTCTTCTTGGTTCCGCCATTCAGGGAGGTAACGACCTTGCCGACGTCGCGGTCCACGGCCCTTTCGCCTGCCTTCCCAGCTGCGGGGTCTAGGCCCTTACCTCCGCCCTTAGCCAGGGGAGGGGTAAACCTAGCCGCGTCTTGGCAAGCCAAGGCGGCCTGCTCTAGGGTGGCGTCCTTCAGGGTCTGCTTGGACCTAGTCGCGTACTTCTGGATGGCGGCAAGGAAGTCAGCCTGAGACTTGGGCTCAATGGTGACCTTGACCACGGCTTTACTGGTTATCGTCGATGACGACGAGCGTGATCCATGCCGACCCGGGCTTGTAGGTCTGGGTCGTGATGCGGACGGTCTTCCCGCCGGCGACGATTTTCTTGCCTTGGCCTAGGCTGGCGATGGGGACGCCTGCCGACAGTAGGGCCGCCGATGACCCATTAGACCCGTCTGGGAGGGTCCAGGAGGCCGTTACAGCGGGCATCCTGACCGAGTACTGGGTCCGCTCCATATACCCACCTGCTTCGAGGACGGTCATCACGGCGGGGTCGGAGATTAGGCACTGAAAGGTGATGGCCCCAGAGTTAGCGGTTCCGGCCACGCCGAAGTCCGCGATCATCTCTTTAGCGTCAGCGAGAAAGTCAGCGTAGAGGCTCATCCTATCATTGCCGCCTTTGGGAACTAGGCACAAAAAAAGGGCCCCTTTCGGAGCCCTTTAAGTTCGTTGCCTTGGCCGCTATTAGGCGGAACAAACGCGGTAGAGCGAGGTCGAGCGACCGACAGCAGCACCGAACATCAGAGTGGCCGTGACGTTCAGGAAGCCAGACTGCTCCATGCCGACGAGCACCTGGACACCGAGACCCGTGGTGGCGTCGACAGCGTTCGAGACTTCGAAACCGGGGATGCCTTCAGAGTCAGGCAGAGCGGAGGCGAAGGCGATAGCGTCAGGGCCAGCGACGAAGCCAGCAAGGCCTTCGCCGTTGCCGGCGAGATTGGCGAACTGGTAGATGCGGGCGCCGGCGATGATGCCGAGGTCGCCGTCGCGGATGATGTTCGCGCCGAGGACGTTGTTGCCGACGATCGTGGTGTCCTTACGGAGACCAGCAATGTAAGCGCTGTTGAGCACGGCGAAGCGAGGGCTCGGGGCCTTGGCGTCGTCGAGAATCTTCTGCACACCCACGAGTTCGTCGTAGGAGAGGTCAGCACCAGTAACGGCGCCGGAAGCGTAATTAGCGACAGTGACCTGAGCGTTGATGACGTCCATGACCTTCTGGGCGAGACCGATAGAGGCGGTCTGAACGAAGTTGTTGACGAAGAAGTCAGCGCCGTAGTCCTTCAGGTTCGAAGGGGTGAAGCGGCTGGAAATCTTGAACTGGGTCAGGGTGACAGTCGCCGACGTGACAGTCGCGTCATCGGAGGTGAGGTAGCCACCAGAGCCGAAGGCGGTAGCGGTCGAGGTGCCGATGAGGGGAACCTGGATCGCCATGCCGGTGGAGCCGGGACGGGCGGAGAAGACAGACGAGATGCCGGAGAGGACCGGGAGCTTGTTCTGGAGGGAGGAGAGGACGCCAGCCGACAGTACTGACGGGGCGGCAGAGATTGCGTTAGCCATGATGTTTGATTAGGTAGGGTTGAGGGAAATTAGAAAGAGGCCTTGATTATCGCGGAGCGATGGGCCTCAAAGTAGGCGTTGCGTTCCTTGGACCCGACAGGCAGGGCCATGAATGCGACGTAGTGGTTGACGGCCTCGGCAGGAGCGCCGTCGCCCTGGGGAAGGGCAACCGGGGTGACGCCGACAGACGCGGCAATCTTGGCGGCCTCCTTGGAGGCGCTGACCTTGACGGCCTCAGCTTCGAGAGCGGCGGCCTTGAGGGCGGCGGCTTCGGCTTCGATGGTCTTGACGACTTCGGTGAGGCTGGCGATGGAGGCGTCCTTGACGGAGGCTTCGACCTTCAGGCTTTCGAGTTCCGCGGCGGCGCCGACAGTGAGTTTCTCGACAGTGGCACGGAGGTCGTCGCGTTCGGCGGTGAGGCCCGAGAGGGCAGCCGAGGCTTCGAGCAGTTGTTCTTCGATGGTCATTCTGAGTTTGCGGGAGTTGGAAACTTAGAAGGACCGCAGGGCTTCGGAGAAGGAGTCAGCCAGCCCGGTAACCAGTCCCTGGGCGGCGGCCTGCTTGCCCGAGAAGGTCTGGCCTTCCATGGCTTCGGCCTTGACCATCTTGCGCTTCATCAGGACGGCGGCTTTAAACTCGGAGTGGATTTCGTCCACGCTCTCTTGGAGGTTCGCCATCTGGCCTTCGTCGAGGGTCGTGCCTTCGATGCCGGCGCCCTTGTACTTACCGGACTTGATGACGACCATCTTGATGCCTGCCATCTTGGCGGCTTCGGAATAGTCAGGGACAGCGAGGTAAACGCCGATGCTCCCGACCGTGGCAGACTTGGAGGACATCACACGATCAGCAGCGGAGGCGACCCAATAGGCAGCGGAGGCCATCTCGGTGTCGGTGTAAGCCATCGTCGGCTTCTCAAGGTTGCGGACCTTGTTGGCAAGTTCCTCGATGCCCGTGACCGTGCCACCAGGGGAGGAGACTTGCAGGGCGATACGCGTCACGTCTGGGTTCATGGCGAACGCATCGACGGCGGCAGAGAGTTCATCCACGTCGGCGGCGCCCATCATCTTCTCGAGAGGGGTCAGTCCTTTGCCGATCACACCGTACACCGGGATGACGCCGACACCGTCAGCGGTGACGTAGGGCTTGGGGGCAACGCCGAAGAGCTGCGCAAGCATATCGGTGAAGCCGAACTTCTCAGCCAGGACAGCGTGGTCCTTGGCCTTGGCCGGGTCGATGAGGAGGGGCTCGCGGCCCGATAGGCCATTGGTGAGGAAACGCATGGGTTTAGGAATTGGGTTGGTCTTCGGATTCAGGCTCTTCCGTGTCGGCAGGCTCGTCTTCGTCGACAGCCTCGACCGTACCGATCGGGGTGTTGGTCGGGCGGAAGAGCAGCTCGAAGGGGATGCCGTATTGCTTGGCAAGGTCTTGGATATGCACCATGTCAGCGGCGCGCTTGTTCATCTCAGTGCGGAAGTCTAGGCCGCGCTGAGCGTAGAGCTCAGACATGGACAGTAGGCCCATCTCAACGTCCGCACGGTCGTTCGCGGCTTCACGGCCAGCGTCGACGGTGACAGACTTCGGGGTCGTCCAAGAGACTTCAGTCCATTTCGGGTCGTCTGGGATGTCGCCGGCGGCGATGCCCTGGCCGATGATGTAGCCCCAAGTCGGGACGCAGAACTGTTCGATGACGATGGTCTGGTACTTGGCGAAGACGCGGCCAGCCTTGGCGGTGACGAGGCGAACGGTGGCGCCGCCTAGTTTGGAGGAGTCGCCGACGAACTCGTAAGGCAGGACGCCCTGAGCGATGTCGCGTTCAAGCGCCTGTAGGAAACCGACGAACGTGCTGTTAGGGCGGTTGCTCTGGAAGGAGTTGAGGGACTCGCCCTGGTCAAGCACCAGAAGTTTGCCGCCCATCGTGTTGGCGATGGAAGTGTAGGAGGGGGTGTTCAGTGCGCCGAGCTCGTTGGCTGTGTCCTGATCGAGGACGCCGCCGTTTTTGGAGATAGTGCGTACGACGTCCCCGTTGTCCTTACACGCCTGCTTCTCCAAGGCTAGGATTTCCATGGAGTCCTGGATACTCAGAATACTGGATTGCATCAGGGGTACTCCACGGGCGCCGCTGGCGTACTCATGGTCGACGACGTGCATCATGGACTGAGCAAGGATTTGACGGTTCGAGCCGTCAGACTTGTAGACGTTGACCGCAGTGTATTCACCGTAGGGGCCGTAGACGATACCGTCGTGGATGCCTGGAATGACGACCGTCTCTTCGAGGGGGTCACCGATGCGGTGGGCTTCCATCAGCTGTAGTTTCGCTTCGCCCGTAGCGTTACGCACCTTGGCGGCGAACGAGTCACCGTCACGGATCATACCGCGGAGGAGAATGGCCTGACAGTTGTAGAACGAAAAGCGGTTTGTGATGTCGATGCGCTTGCCCTTCTCTGCAAAGTAAGCCTCGTAGCGTTCCTGCATCTCAGGGGTCGACGCGTGGCTCTGGGCCTTGATGCCGTCGCCCACGGAGTAGAGCACCATGTCATTAAGAATCTGTTTAAACAGGCCGCTGTTCCGCTCTGCCCATCGGCACTTGCGGATCATCGCCATGCGGTTCCACGGCGTCAGGTCTTGGCGTAGGTCGCCCGGTGCTTGACCGAAGATGGCACGGCGCGAGTTCGAGAACATCGTGCTCTGCCAGCCCGAGTAACTGCCACCGAAGCCGCTGCCCTGCGTGTCCATGACGGCGGCCTGCGGCTTCAACGAAGGCGCCTGCCCGGTCTTAGGCTTGGGGGCACGGAGGCTGACAGTCGGGATTTTCTTGCGGGGGGCCATAGATTAGTCGCGGCGCGTAGACCAGGAGGTCGAGATGACCGTGGTCCTGCGTCCGTAGGTGGCCGGGTCGAGGCGGCTCAGGGCGAACATCGCCTCGGAGAGCATCTCCTTCGGGGGCATGGCGAACTGCTTGGACGCGGAGGAGCCAGAGTCAGAGTAAGACATCAGCGTCTTTCCCTCCGTAATCATGGCTACAGCCTTGGCTTTGATGTCGAGGAGTTCGCACTCCGTAAGTCCGATGAAGAGTCCAGAGGCCATTTAGTATTGCCCAGATTGGAACGAAGAGGGGGGTGCGCCGACCAGCCCACGCCACAAGCTTCTTCCTTCTTGCAACACCGTCCGGCGCACCCTTGCAGATAGCGTGCTCATGTTCCGCTCTGAGGCAAGTCGGTTTCGGTGGTTTCCCTGCCGGCAATGCCCCAGCGGACGGCGGCTAGGAGGGCGAGGATTTCGCAGTCGAGGGCGTGGTTGTCCTTCTTGCCCTGGGGAAGTATCCAGTGCGCCTTGCCCGTGCGGCGGTCTTTTACGCGCACCTCGGAGTTAAGCTGCGAGACGTACTCAGGGTCGGCGTCGAGGGCGTAGGTCCAGACCTTGCGGGCTCGGAGGCCGTGCAGGAGGTCTTTGCCGGCGAGGTTGGAGTGCGAGACGAGGATGGCACGTTGCGGGATGCCAGGGACAACGATGGCCTGCTTCTCGGAGTAGTAGCGACGGCTCGTCTTTCCGTCCCGATCGGTGACCGCGAAGTCCTCGGAGCCCGAACCTTTGGCAGTCTTCCAGTTACGGCGGGCACACTCGCGGTAGACCTCGGAGGTGTTGTCCCCGGAGTCACAAAAAACTAGGGCCGGGTGGACAGCCCATTGCTTGGCAAACGCCTCGACGTTGTCCCAAGTCTCGATGCGGGCAAAGGCCAGCAGCCGACTATGCCCGGTCTTAGCCCAGCGCCGAACGACCACCCAGAAGTGGCCACGCTGAACGTCGACGCCCATGGTGCGAAAGGCGATGCTCCCCTGCGGTGCGTCCGTCTGCTCGATGACCCGGCCTTTTGGCGAGATCATGGCCTCGGCGTCCCATGCGTCGCCCATCTTGTAGTTGGCTGACTCGGCGGTGCTTACCATCTCGCCACCCTCTTCTGACCAGGGCATGGCCAGACGCTTCTGCTTGAACTGCATCCGGGCGTTATCGTCACCGTATTGGTCGACCGACTCCTTGGCCTTGAGCATCAGCACACCGAGCTCGCCCCAGCTCATCGTCGCAAGGGCGTTCCAGTGCAGGCCGATGTGGCCCGCGTTGACCGATGCGGCGGTGGCGATGAACGTGCCGCGGGCGTTGGCCTCGATGCGGGTGGCGTTGGTGTCAGGGAGCAAGGTGCGGCAGGACGCGCACTCGTAGGTCGTGCCGGCGTTGACCTTGTGCAAGTCCCACGACCCGCTGACCTTGGCGTCCTCGGGGAACCTGATCTGCTCCCACACCCAGGGCTGAAGGTGGTCGCATTTTGGGCAGCGGAAGTTCCAGTCACGTTGGTCGGTCGTCTCGTGCAGCTGATGAAACTCCTGACCCGCCTTGCCGCCCTGAGACATGAAGATGCGTTTGCCCATCCAGCCGAAGGCCGTGACGCGCGCGCTGAGTTCGGCCAAGTGACCGGGCGGGCTCATCCAACACTCGTCGGCGATAGTGTAGCGTAGCGACAAGCGCTGAAGGTTCGCCTCGTTCCAGATGCCGCGGCAGTAGAGCGTCATGCGGTCGAAGTCAGTTGTCGTCGAGCGGTCCATGTCGTCGAGCGAGATGCGGTCCTTCACCGGCGGACAGTTGGCCCACACCGGGCGGAGGTAACGCAGGGCGAAGTCCTTGGCCTCGGGGTCCGTAGCCTGGAGCACCATCGTCGGGCCCGGAGCGTTGGCGATGATGTGGCAAGTGAACAGACGAGCGAAGAGCGATTTGCCCGACTGGATGCTGGCAAGAATGGTCAGCAGTTTCGTCTCTGGGTCGGCGGCAATCCGCAGCGCCTCCGCAATCCATGGCGTCCGCTCCGATCGGAATGGCCCGGGCATCGGAGAGTCAGGGATGGCGTGCACGTTGTCCTCCAGCCAGTCGACGATGTCGCCCGAGTCCGAAGGCTTGAGCACGTCCCGCCCGATGCGGAGCAGGTCACTCTTGTTCATCGACGGCGGAGAGTTCGGCCTTCACGCGGCGCACCCAAGCCTCAAGCACCTTCACGGCCTTGGCGGGGTTCTCGGGGTTGCACCCTTCGGCCACGTCGAGGGCGAGTTTGTCGAGACGGTTGACCACGCCCGAGGCAAGTTCCCGCATGGCTTCGGCTGCTTCCTTAGCACTGATAAAGTCTTTGGTGAGAATGATGCGCCTCTCCTGCTCGGCCTCCAACTGCACAAGCGATTTGAGCGAGGCGTTGTAGGCTGACTGGTATTTGCCCTGGTGTGGATCGCCCTGCTCCATGGCCGCCTGCCAGACGCCGCGAGCCCTACCGACTAGGGCACGGTGCTCGCTGATCGTGTCAGCCAGAGAGCCGTCGTCGAGCTGCTCAGGTGCCGTCGGCGCACGCCTTACCCGGGCGTCCTCCTGCGTCTGCCTCCAAGCGGTTGCCGCTTCGACCGAGTCGATGGGCATACCCTTCTTGACGAGGATAGAAACGCGCTGACGCGTTAGGCCAAGGGCCTCGGCGATTTCAGTTTGGCTGGGCATTGTTTTGGACGGTGTTCACCCACCAGATAAGCTGAGACATCTTAATGACTGGGATGCCGTAGGATAGGCACTCACTCACGTAGAAGGCCGCTGGCTCAAGATCGTCAGGGAGCAGGATGCAGGTGAAGCGTTTGTTTAGGTGTCGACGATAGACCAGGCACTGGGCCATGCCGACCATGATGCCCTGAGATGTGCATTCTTTCTTTGTCTCAATTGCCCAATTGCTTCCGGTAAAGTCAGCTCGCATTCCGCAGCCGTTAACCTTAACTTCTGCCTCATAATTAATGCCGTTGTCTTGAAACATTTGAGAAACGTGCGCCTGCATCTCAAGTTCAGAGCGGTATTTTTTACTTACCTTGTCATGGTTTGATGCTGGCTTGATAGTCCTAATCTTGGCTTTGGCTATTAGCCTTTGGTCGCGCTTGCACTTGTCGTAAACGCCTGCCTTGCTGATGGCCTTACGGATTACTTCGCGTGAGTACGTAAAGTCGAAAACCCTACGCGTCTCATGGATCGTGCCATGACGAAGGTAGG